TGAAGGCGAAGATGAATGCTGTTCTGACAGGTGGTGGTTCGCGTATGGCAACTGCGGAGAAGGTTAATCCGCTTGATGCTGAAGACGAACTGTTCGTTGAAACCAAGATGCGTAATGCACCTGCTGCCAAGGCAACAGATGACAGTCCGCCTTGGAAGGAAGACAGCGACGATGACACGATGAGTTACTTCTCGAGTCTCGCTGATGACTAAATGAAAAGGGGAGCGTTTCGCTCCCCTTTTTTATGCTACTGCTCTTCTTTTTTGGAACACCAACCAAGTAGGGTCATCTGTCCTTACTTTTCCGACGCCTCCTGGGAAAGTTATCGGCGGAGATGTTTGATCGCCACCACCACCACCTTGATTGATCACTGTTGGCGGAGGAACATTAATCTGCAGTTTTTCTTTAGTTGCTTCAGTTCCCTGTTCAATTAAAGCGCCATCCATATTTTTGCCTGTTTCCGCTTTGCTACTAGACATTTTATCATAAGCAGCACCAGCAATCATACCTGCTGGACCTAATGCCGCACCTGTCAACATGCCTGCATTTCTTGAGAAGAAATTGCCAGTGTTTTCTTTTGCTTTGGGTTCTATGTTAGTAGAACCTTTATTGCCTGCCATTTTATCATAAGCAGCAGCAGCACTTTCACGTCCTGTAGGTCCTGCGACCACACCCTTATTTCGCGAGAAGAATCCACCACCAGAAGGTTTTTCAACTGAACCTTTCTGTGTTCCAGTATATTCACCTGCTGCCATTTTATCTTCTGTGCTGTCGACTAATCCAAATGTTAGACCACTTAAAACATTTCTGCCAGCATTCTTAAACTTCTGTCCAGTCGTTGCATTGGGATCAGCATTAAATCCTTTATATCCATCATATGCTGCCATACCTGCTGCAAGCGGAAGTGCGAGTTTTCCGGCAACTCTACCTGCGAATCCAAGACCTTTTGCCAATCCAGGTGCTTTACTCAACAGACCACTTGCCTTAGAACCCAAACTTGATGCGCCACTTGCAATCTTACCTAAGAACCCAGTTGACTTGGTTGCTGCAGCAGCAGTACCAGCGGCAGCGGCAGTACCAGCAGCACCTGCTGTTCCCAAACCAGCAGCGCCAGCAGCACCCGCTGTCCCCAACCCAGCAGCGCCAGCAGCGCCAGTAGCACCTAAACCAGCGGCACCAGCAGCACCAGTAGCACCCAAACTAGCAGCGCCAGCGGCACCAGCAGCGCCAGTAGCACCTACTGTTCCCAACCCAAGCATTCCGAGTGTTCTGGCACCACCACTGAGAATAGCACTACCAACTGTTCTGGCACCACTTACTAGACCGCGAGCAAGTCCTCCTACTCTACCTCTGATACCACGACTGGCCATACGAGCACGAGCACGAATTCTTCCTCGGGATCTTCGTGGACCTCTTCTTCTATCTGGGAGATCGATATCCAGTCCACCGCCATCGCCACCGTCGCCTCCATCACCACCAGCACCACCACTTTGATTATCTGCTGACATCTTCTTCATCAGTTCTAGTATTTCTTTCAATACATCGACTGTTTCAGTTGTCTTTTCTTGGGTAGTATTAGAATACTCTTGTATTAAAACATTGGAATCGGCAGTTTTTTGCAGTGCTTCAATTGTTGCATCTTTAGAGATACCCGCAGCATCTTCTTGTGCTTCGCTGTTTACAGGTGGTGATTTTGAAGTTCCAACTGATGCTTCATATTTGTCCATTACCGCAGTAAGTTTTTCAGTCTTTTCACGAAGAACTTCGGTTACTGCGTCGAGTTCTTTTGCGCTCTCCTTTATCTCTTCATCTGATTTTGTTTCATCCTCAAGGTCGCCAGACAATTGCTTCCTTTTATCATTGACGATCGATTGTGTAGACTCGACATCCGCACTGCGATCCTTTATTTCAGAGAGAAGGTTTTTCTGTTCCTCTGTTAGTGAAGATGATTCAATATTATTTTTCTCGAAAGAACCAGTTGAACTTTTACTCTCGCTGAAGTGTTGATCAAGAGCAGTTTTAAATGCTTCAGTTAAAGAAGAAACAGTTAATGTCTCTTTACTGGTTTTTTCTGAGGATTCTGATTTCTGCTTATCCTCTTTGAAGTATTCTTCGATGACTTTCTTTATAGTTTCATTCGCAGATACAGTTTGAGTCTCATTCGTTTCAGAATCTACTCTGGACAACAGACGTTCGCGTTTCTGTTCATCGGAAGTAAACACATTATCAGCGAAACTACCCTCGGGTGCTTCTCTTCCTACTGCGATATTAAATCCACGTTTGAGAGTTCCACCGATATTGGAAGCAAACCCTTTAGCGAGTTTACCAATACCTTCTCTAGTTTTTTCTACAGGTTCTTCATCGGTGTTCATTCCAACCGAACGACCAAGACGATTTAGGAATGTATCTTTTTCGCCAGTTAAAGTATACCCAGATGCCTTTACTACTTCCTCGCGAGATTTTTCTTCCATCTCTTTACCGAGTTTTTGTAATAATGGATTGTCAGAGTCTTGAAGATCCTTTGTGATACCAACAATCTTACCGATTGCTTTCTCAAACTCTTTCATGTTTTTAGTTTGTAACTTGGTGATCTCGTCGATCATTGTTTTGATCAACTCTTTTTGATCATCATTAGTTTCTTCGCGTAGTTCTAATGCTGAAGACTCAAAGGTCTGCATGAAAGTTGAGATCATAGATTGTGTAGCAGTAGGATTTGCCTCTGCCATCGAACCTGGATTTACTGCAGCAGCAATCTTAGAAAGTTGACTTTCCTTGCCGATACCTTTAGTTTGCTGTTGCTGTTCCATTTATTCCTGATTCTCTGCTTTCTTTTTAAGATGCGCCATAAGCATCCCTATGTAAACTTCCCTCTCCCAAGGCATCATATTCTCTAATTCAGTCAAACTATATTTATGTTCATGCATTAAAATAAAGTTGATTTTGTAGAAATTCATCAAGTTATCATGAGAAAGGGTTATCCGAAAAAATTTTCAACACCATCCACGACTACAGTATTTTCTGTTCCACACTTAGAGCAGGTGTAATCAATATTGTGGAAGATCTTTGGTGCCGTCACAAAGAATTCTACGATCTTCTCAAACTGCTCATTCGTCAATCCTTCAATGAAGGTAGCAATTTCCTCAGTAGTTTGATCTTTAGCGTCATGGATTTCATCTTGTGTAAAGACTTTATCAATACATGACACAACTAAATCAAACACAGGCAAGTCATCATCTACTAGAACTTCTGCAGTTGGATACTTCATGATAACACCAACGTCGGGAGTGATCATAATTTTATTCTTGTGCTCAGGAGTTATCTGTAATTCAATCTGATCCAGATCCAAAATAGTTGGAGTTTTGTGACCACACTCACCGCAGATCAAGTTAAACTCTGAATCCTTACCAATAGACTGCGAGCGCAATTTAATAAAGATGTTCTGTATGTCAAAGAATGGTAGTTTCTCTGCGTCGATCTTACCATCAGAGCAAGAGTTGATGACTTGTTGCATCGCGCGAATCATATCTGCTCGTTGATTAGATTCTGCTGCTAGAATTAAAATCTTTTCCTCTTTTACGAGGAATGGTCTCATTGATACCTTTTGTTTTGTTGAATACACTTCAACGTCAAATGTTGGTACTGATATTGTAGGTAGTGCCATAATTTACTCCAAATAATTAAATGTCTTCAAATTGTGGGATGTCATTCTCAACATCATTTATTAACTGATCAGCGTCGATATTATCATCACCGACGATATTATCATTGATATAGTCAGATTCAGATTCTGAATTTGGTTCTCCATTGTGCCCAATAGATATCCATTTCTTGTATGCAAACGTTACTGGCATACGTAAAACTTCAGAATTAGTGGAGGACACGGAAATAGGTGCCATCGAACGAGGAAACGCATCTATGATTTCCCACTCAGCAATAACTTCGTTGTTTAAATTCAATGATACCAGAGTGATGTTTGAATAATATTCAGAAGGATAACTTAGATATCTAGAAATAGGATTTACGATAGATGTCATCCAGTCTTGAAAGAAACGTTTTGCCGCCCATGTGGTATCGACTAAAAATGTGAATGTTATTGCATCGCCGCCGAAGTCAATCACATTTGCTCTTTGTTCATTTAGATTGTTTATTCTGACTGGTCTTGTTCCGACGAGAATTCCTGGAAACAATCCATCTTCAACCATTAATGAAATTTCTTTTGTATCACCACCTACACCAAGAACTCCTGGAGTCTGAAACCTTACTTCGAATCTGCTGGCTCTTGCGAAGTCAGTCTCGCGAACTCTAGCGAGAAAATCTGCAATTGTGTGACCTGCTGTTGCCATTAGAATTTGCTCCTAGAATCTCTGAATACCTGTTCCTTTGTAGCACCTACAAAGTTCTCGATCGGCAAGAATATTGCTGCTTGCCAATCTTCAGGGTTGACTTTCATGAATTGCGAGTTAACATGATTGGTCAAGTAATGTTTGATACATGGTTTGACTTCATTCGCATTCTTCAAGTTGTTTAATAGATTGTATGACATGCGCAACTTGGTTGTTTCAGAATATGTCTTGGTTGTCTTGTAATCTAACAACTCGCCAAGAACTTGTGCTCGTAGCATGTAAGGCAGGTAATGTAAGTTGATTCCATAGAATCCACCTTTTGCTGGACCGAATGGTAACACCAACGGAAAGGTGTCATAGAAAGGAAGTTCTTCCTTCAACTTTGGGTCGTAGAAATACAGATACATCGAACCAATCTCGATATTGGTTTTCAATTCACCAATATCTGATTTCATTACGCTGCTCTGAGACAACCTCGCGCCAACGAGGTTTTTCACATTGTTCATATACCAATCCATGGACTTTTGTCCATCACCTGCCTTGGCACGAAGTCTCTGAAACGGATTTGCCAATTACCTACCTTGTCCTCTGTATGCTTTATAGTTTGCACGTTTACGTTTATTCATGGTTGAAAACTTAATCGAAGAGGCACTACCACCAATTGATGTTTTGCCCTTTTTCTGATTAGTAAAGGAAATTTTAGTATTTCCGCCACCAGATTTTGCTTTTGCCATAGATATTCTCCTTCTTATTTATTACGGATTCCCAACTCTTTTTCAGTTAGGATGATGAATTTCCATCCTCTATCTTCACAAAACTCAGTAGCAAATTTCCACTTTGCTTGATTTACTCCCCATTGCATAACTTCCTGTAGAAACTTCTTTGTTTTTCTAGCAGGCACCTTGGGTTCTTTAGTAAACTTCTGCGGTTTTACCTCAACCAGATACTTCTTTGTAACACCACTTTTTTCTTGAACCTTGATATAAAAATCCACGAAATATCTATGTACTCGATTATCTAAAGGAGAGATGTATGGTATGGGCAACTCTTCAGATCCCCATTCCAATATGTTGTCATTATTATCACACCACTTCATGAACTTCAGTTCCCAACTGGAGCGATAAACAATATTGTTCGGATTTCCAATGTATTTCTTTGAATTCTGTATTTTATACAGACCTTTCAAAGTTTCCTTGCCATAACTCATATAAATATTCCAAACTCTATACTTAATAGGATATTTATTCTAGATGGCATTAACTCCTGCACCTGCACCTCCCGCACAAACTCCTGCTCCAGGAGCAACTGCACCTGCCGCAGCAACTGCGGCACCTCAACCGAAAACAGAAAGTCGGTTCAGTAGAGGTAGTGCACCACTCAATTTCCTAGAAACGCCACTCGATAAAGATGGACAGAAACGTTATCCGATAAATGTTGGGAATTCTGCAGAGTTCCCACATTACGTTGTTTTCTATCCTCTGGTGCGCGAAGGAACAAAACGAGGTAAGGAATTATTGTCATCTGGTGGTGGTAGAATTTTTGATCAGACAGATCAGAATAGAGTCGACCCAGAAAACGGTAAAATTGCAACAGGAGCAGCAGGTGCGTTAATTGGGGCCAGTTTGGGTGCTGCTGGTGGTGCTGGCGCAGCGACCTCTCTCGGGGAGGTATTAAATAAAAATGGTGGAACAACTGTAAACAAAAATCCTAACGCTACAGGCGGACCAGTATCAATCGGCGTAAAAATGGCGGCAGGTCTTGTTGGTGGAATTTTGGGAGCAGGTGCTGGTGCTGCAGCTGGTGTTGCTGCCAGCGCAATCGCGGGGGAACAACGTCTAGTAATTGGTAGTGATGAGATCATTCTGTATATACCAGAAAAAATCTCATCAGGTTATAATGCAAACTACGAGACTGCAGATCTAGGTGCACTCATTGGTGGTCTCGCTTCGGGTAAAGCATCAGTAGGAGGTTTATTTACTGAAGGTACAGAAACTGCTGATTACATGATAAGAAAGGCAGGTCGTATTGCGAACATTGCTGGATTTGATCAGTTTAATAATGTGTTGCAGGCAACTTCAAAGAGAGTAGAAAACCCATACAAAGAACAATTATTTAGATCTATGGGATTTAGAAAGTTCTCGTTTGATTATAGATTTGCACCATATAATGAAGCAGAAGCAGATGTCGTTTTCGGTGAAAACGGTATACTTAAATTGTTTACTTCGCACATGCATCCAACCCTGAGCCCTAACGGTCTGTTCCAAACTTATCCATCAGAATTTATGATAATCTACTATCACAATGGTGCCGAGAATACATATGTCAGAAAAATATCAAACTGCGTGCTGACAGATATGGTTATAGATTACGGCGCAGAAGGGTTTACCACGTTCTCTAATGGATGTCCTACTGAAGCATTTGTCAGATTGCAATTCTCTGAGTTGGAAACTTTGACTACAGACAGAATTGAGAAGGGATACTGATATGTTATTTTCTATGTTCCCGAGATTACTAGTCAATACGATTACGCCAAACACAGCGACACTTGTAACTGATATTTTTCGCAGAATCTCATTAAATAGATTTAAGAATAATGTTGTTTTTTTACAAACAGTCACCATTCCGGATGGTTACACAATCGAACAAGTTTCCGATAAGTTTTACAACAGTCCAGATTATCATTGGGTTATTATGGCAATAAATGATATCGTCGATGCACGAAAAGAGTGGCCGATGGGTTCTTCAGATTTACTCGCATATTGTAAAAAGAAATATGGTGAAACAGGAATCTATGAAACACATCATTATAGAACAGTAGATGTTGATAAATTGATTGTTGATTATGACGCTGCAGATCTTGCAAACGGAAATATAGAAGAAGTGACTAATATTCAGTACGAAGAAGAACTAAATAATGGTAAGCGAGAGATAAAGATTTTGGATCCAAAATACTTAGCGGAATTTGTGTCTGCGTATTCGAATTTGATTAGTAGGTAATTAATAATGGCAGAATCACCAGTAGGTCAAGGAAAAACTACTGCATCACCACCAACCGCAATCAGTGATGCAATGACAAAACCAGGAGATGTAATTATTTCATCTCTGACTCTAAATGTCGTGTCATCAGAAGATCCTCTAGATCTGAAACCATTCATGATGGAAATAAATCTGTATGAAGATATTTTTTCTCCAGCTCTGCACGGTTCAGTAATTATTCGCGATTCGTTGAATCTTATTGGGAGATTGCCAATCATTGGTGATGAGGTTCTCACCATGGATATTCAAACACCATGGAAAGAACTGGGCGGTTATACCAAAAGTAATCTTGGAACATTCGATCCTATCAATAAAATCCAAAAGTCATTTTCAGTTTATGCAGTCAAGAATCGTAAACTAAACAATGACAGGGAGCAATATTATGAGTTGTTATTTTGCTCTATAGAAGCATCTTCTGATAACGTTGTAAAAGTATGTAAAAAATTCGAAGGCACCACAGACGAAATCGTTGCTGATATTTTTAAAGAAAACATAAAAGCACAAAGATTTTTTACTCGTAAAAGCGAAGTTAGCACAGGATCAACCAATCCTGAGACGCCTGAGACGGATAGCGAGTCATCATACAATATCGCGGATGAGACAGCATATACCGAACTGTATATCGCCGACGCTCCCCACCAATCAGAAATAACATTTGTTTCGCCAATGTGGTCACCCTTTCAGTGTATAAATTGGTTGGCGAAGAGATCTATTGGAAACAATAATAAATCTCCAACTTTTATGTTTTATGAAACAACCAAAGCATTCTATTTCGCGTCAATCGAAGGTCTTGTCAAAAATCAGTTAGAAAACGGAGACATATATTCAGCCTTCGTTTATAATACGAATTTATCTAATTTACAAACGGTATCTTCGTTGGTCAAGGGATTCCAAACCATAGAAGCATTGCAATTTATTACTAATCTTGATGTCATCCAGAGTCAAGATTTAGGTCATTTTGCCAGCACTGTTCATTCATTCAATATGGTAAAGAAAGAATATACGGCATATTATTATGATCATGGATTCAACTATAAACAATACCACCACATGGAAGATGGAACATTGGATCCATCATCAGGGGCATATAAATTCCCCGACATTGACAACGAAGATCCTACCAAAACCGACAAACAATACAAAATGATTTTTCCAATTAACGTGTTGCGATCATCAGATACTAAACCGTTTGTTTCAACTGTGAATCCTGGTGTGCTGGATTCAACCGTAGATTCTATCGATCTTCATCCCGAAGAATTTGTGTCGCAGAGAAATAGTTCGTTGCTGGACTTAACCACATTAAGATTGCAGATAACAGTTCCTGGAAGAACGGATGCTGAAGTTGGTAGAATGATTCAATTATATTACCCCTCCGTCGGGGAGAAAACTAAAGAGGATTCTGAAGCATTGATATGGGACAAATTTGTAACAGGTATCTACATGATAACTGCGATACATCATCAAATATCTCCTTTGCGGCACACTATGTTTTTGGAAATTTCCAAAGATTCTTATGCGCAAGAAATTTATGAAGTTGAAGAACTTGGTGGATCGGATGGTACTAGTACTCCAACTTCTGATTCTGCGCCAACCACAACTGATCCTGCTGCGCCAGCGGCAACACCGACGAAACCAGTTGGTAAAGGTTCGTTTATCGGCGACAGTATTGCACAAGGTCTAGGAAGTTCTGCCAAGGACGCAACAACAAATGCTACCGTTGGTTGGAATACTGACAGGATTAAACAAAATTATGCTGCAAAAGGTGGTTCTGATTATACAGTCATATCAATGGGATCTAATGATAAAGGATTCCCGAATATTAAGACTGCCGAAAATGCGACTGCAGTAAGAGAATCTATTAAAACACAAACTAAGAAAGTTATCTGGATTCTTCCGTATGATAGTGTGATTGCACAAAAGATTCAAGGCGTAGCATCTAAATATGGTGACAAAACGATTAAACTTTCGGAATTCCCTTCGAATGACGGATTGCATCCAAAAAGTTATGCGAAGGTTCTCGAACGTGTCAATAGTGAGATAGGAAGTTAAAATATGGCAATGGACAATATTACATCTAACAATAATGCAAACTTTTATTGGTGGTTTGGTGTGGTTGAGGATCGAAACGATCCGCTGCGACTAGGTAGATGCCGAGTAAGAATTATTGGGTATCACACTGAAGATAATGAAGTACTTCCTGCAGAAGACCTTCCATGGGCAATACCTGTAATGCCTGCAAACTCGGCGGGAAGTTCTGGTGTTGGGTGGTCACCAACAGGCGCAGTAGAGGGTTCTTGGGTTGTTGGATTTTTCGCGGACGGTGAAAACGGTCAACACCCTATGTTCTTCGGTACAGTCGGTTCAATTCCTGGTGGGTTGGCATCTGCAAATTGCGCACCATCCGAGGGATCTGGATCTTCTAGTGATGATGCAACAGGCAGCGGGGGGACTGATACTGGTGGTGATATTGGTGAAGTGACTCAACCAACGGGCGATGCGAAAAATCTAGAAGAATATTTGTCATCTTGGTTAGATATTAATGGAAAGAAAATAAACGGATATACTCCACTTGCTAAAGCTATGATCATGGCACAATGCTCACACGAATCTGGCGGATTCACGAGAATGACTGAAGTTGGTAGCGACGAATATTTTATTTCTGGTCTCAATCGCGGGAAAAAAGTACATAGCGGTTATGATATTCAAAGTATTCATGCAGACGGCAGGCAAAGAGCGAGACAAAATGGTAATACACAACCAGGAGATGGTAAGAAATATCGCGGAAGAGGATTTCTAGGACTTACATGGAAAAATAGTTATCGAAACTGTGGGAAATACATTAAAAAACCATTGGAACAAAATCCAGATTTAGCAGCAACTAAAGAGGTCGCAGCAGAAATACTACTTTGGTATTTCAACGTAGAACGACCTAAAGTCGGTAAAAATAATAGATGGGGTGATGTCGAGTACGTAACCAGGCAAATTAATGGTGGAGTGCTTGGACTTGCTGATAGAAAAAAGAAATTCGCATACTACAGAAATAAATACAAAGTTTAAGGTATAACTATGATAAAATATAATCCATTTACGCCGTATTTTACAACAGTCGATAGTATCAACATGATTGAGGATGAGACCATTGGTTCTCTGACTCGCGATGATGTAGTTACGCTTTTGAAAGAAATTCAAAAAGCGATGACTCTACAATATTATAATAAGGTATATAACTTCGGGCAAACGCCTCCTGGTCCTGGATACAACTTATTAGAAGTAAAGGGTGGTCAACTAACACAAACTGGTGACCAATGGAAATTTACTGTTGTTCATGCAGATGGTGAGTATGGCGTATATAAACTCGGCACAACGCAACTTATTGATGCTGGAATATTCGGCAGCGATTTAAATAAATGGATCAGCAATAATCTGCCAAATATTCCTGTTCCCTCGAAAGGTAACGAGGAATATGAAAGTTGGTATAGTCGATTCGCAAAGTACAACAACGCTAAACAAACAAGAATAATTCAAGCGCCTGTTAATGCTCGCAATAATGCATTATACTATATGTTAATTTATATAGTAAATGGAAGCGATCCTCGGTTTAATGTTTCTATTCATCCAGAGTTAGCATCGCAAAATCCAATTGATATGCATACTGGATTTATTGAACAACCTCAACTACAAGATCTTGCTGCATCAAATCTACTGAAATTTTCATATCAATTATTATTAACATCTCGCGCAATAAATGAAAGTGTCGATAAAAAAACTCTTGCTGGTGCCTTGGCATTATCATTGTGCTGGGATATTGATTCTGCGCAAAACTATCTGCGAGGAAACATTAAGACAGACACAAGCGGTATATCTGCAAAGTACTGGTTCGATGTTGGGTACAATGCAGTTGCACTACCAACGGAAAAGGTTGCAACACCTGGACCAATTCCTGGTACTACCAGTGTAGTTAAGGACGAAGAAGTAACACCTCCTCCAGCAGTTGAACCTGAGACACCTGTCGGACAAACTACTGTCGAAACTACAAAAACATCTAATTCCCCTGCAGAGGCAAAAGAAGTCCCTAAGAAAATTGTTAAGACAATTAATAATGGAACGATCACATATGAATTAACTCCTGCTGGAACTATCTCTGCTAAGGTTGTTACTGCCACAAAGAAAACTGCTAGTGTTCTTGGTTCTGGCGGGTTCATCACATCAGTAACAAATCCATTCAGTTTTATACAGAATGGTATTGTGACGACATTAGAACAACTTGGCGCAGAAACTTTTAAACTCTCTGTTGTGGATAGAGTCGATAATGGAAGAGTTTTATTTGAGGGGTCAGATATAAATTCAGCGACTCTCGCTTCCAATGCAGCAACTAAACTCAATCAAATAAAAGCAGCAGAACGTGATTCTCTACATGGTAGAGGATCTGGTGGAACTTGGTTGCTTGCTATTGAAACTGTAGTGGAATGGTTGCCCCAAACATATCCATCTATTGTTACCGCACTGAAACAGTTAAAAACTACTAATGAGAATACTAAAACTGATGATGTTGAAAGCAACAAAACAATTGCTTTCGATGATCCCGCTGACGTAGAAACTCTCATTAAGCAACTTGATGCTAAAGCGCAAGAAGCAGATAGATCTAGATTAAAATTTACATATGATGCATGCGTATCAGCGAAGAATGAAATTCAATCAAACTTTACTACAGATACGCAAACAATTTCTTCCGCAATCTCACAAGCAACACAAACTTCTGCTGACGGGAGTTCTACATCATCTGTTTCAACTGTTCAATCATCTGGTGCGGTAACAACTGTTACTACAACAACAGATGCAGACGGAACAGTAACACAAACCAAGACAGTAGAAAAGGTAGACGCACCGTTAAAAGGTTCTTCTCAGAATACTCTAGACAATGGTATCGAACACAATACAAGATCAGCAGAACCTACTTCTCAAATAAATTCTCCATCTGCTAATGCTCTCCCGACGCACGAAGGCACTAATGTAGAAAAACCAATTGAGAAAGGTTTCGCAGATCCAAATAAATCATATCCTAAACCAGACTATGTAAATAAACCAGATACTAATACTCTTGCGCTTGGGGTAAATTCTAAAAATATCAACCCAGACCCAAGAACATCTGCAGGTGATAAATCTTCACAGTCATTGGGTTCTTCACCAGCAGCAAGAAATGCATCAAGAAAACGTGCGGTAAAGATGGCAGGTCGTTCTGGATCCACGTGGGAACAACCAGCGACTCCGTACGCTGCGAAGTATCCATTTAACAAAGTTTTTGCAGGTGAATCTGGACACGCATTAGAAATCGACGACACTCCTGGATTCGAACGATTAAATATTGCCCACAGATCAGGAACCTTTACTGAGACTGGACCTGATGGAACTCAAGTAAATAAAATTGTGGGTAATGGGTATTCTATCGTAGAAAAAGATGGTTTCGTTTTAATTGAAGGTAATGCCAACGTTCACATTGCAGGACAATGTAATGTGTTTATTATGAATGACACTGCACTAACTATGCACGGTAAAGTCAGTCTTGACATCCATAATGACGTTAATGTCAACATTGGTGGATCGCTTGGTCTTTCAGTACAAGATGGTATCTATCTCAGAAACGAAGGTGATATTTCTGTTAAAAATGAAGGTAAGGTTGATGCTGAAATAACAGGAGCAGTCACTACCAAGACTACTGGTAAATATAATCTGACAACAAATGCAGGGTTGAACCTGACATCCAAGGTTAATACGCATATCAAATCTGGCGGATCGTTCTTTAATCATTCAACTGGTAACATGAACCTATGCACTGATGCAGAAATTCTTGCTAAATCCACTGGTGATATTAACTTGAAAACTGCTGGTATGATCAATCAAGAATCGACTGGTGATATTAACTTAAAAACTGCTGGTATGATCAATCAAGAATCGACTGGTAATGCTAATATTAAATCTGCTGGAACTATTAATGCACAAAGTGCAGGAGACATAAGTTTGAACGCTCCGACAGTTCTTGCAGCACCAATCAAAACCTCTACACTAGATGTTACAACTCTACGGGCAGCAACTACCAATCTGATTGGTAACGACGAATCCAGCGGTGATGTTACAAATATCAGAGGTTCTGCTTCTGTTACTGCTCCTTCATCTGCTGGTTCTGCAGGATCCGCTGAAGATGCAGTTTGTGCGGTTGCAGCAAAACTCCCAGTAACATACGAACTAGAACAACCTGTATCCGTATCTGCACCACAACCTGTCGAACGCACCACTAATGATGTTACTACTGGGTATGATGGTGAAAACGATGTCATGAATTCTGATGGTGATGATACTCCTCCCGCAGACGGAGATAATCCAGATTGTGTTAATACAGATGCTGATCCATCAACTGCTGGAAATGATACATCTACATCCGATACTGGTGACCCAGAAACATCAACTGGAATGATTCCGAGTACTTCTGGTGTTGCAACGAAATCGTGCAACGCAGTTATACTCGACGGTAAAACAGTGCAATTACCACCATTGTCTGGGAAGTATGATGGCAATCTGCAACTATCGCCCAATTTCAAACTTAAAGACCTCTGTGTGTTTCCAAGTAATGGTTGCCCAGATGGGTGGAAGGGATTGCGCAAATCTCCACATGGGCATACAGTAGCTGACATCATCAATAACTTGCGTTGTCTCTGTGTCAATATTCTTGAACCTACGCAAGCAAAATGGGGTAAACTCAAACTTTCTTGCGCATATAGAAGTCATCACCCTACTAGGGGAGGAGTTGATCCAGGCGCTCATGGTTATGGTGCTGCTGCCGATATCGAAGGAATTGGTGGTAGAAGCAAGAAAGAATTTATTAAAATCGCAAAATGGATTACCGAAAATTGTAAACACGATCAAATCTTACTCGAGTTTACACCAGGAAAATCTGGTAGTGGTTGGATTCACGTAGGTTGGGTATATAGAGATGGAAAACAACGTGCAGGGATGAGTGGAACTATGGTCGGTCCAACTGGAAAATATATATCGAAAGGATATTTCAAACAACTTCCGACCGTCTAAGAAGTTGATATAAATAACTATATGACAACAAAAACAGTAAACAGAATCTATTCGGATCTAGACTTATCCTTCGCAGCGCACCCAATCACGGGTGACGTTGCGAGGAAGTTCGATGTTAATGCTGTAAAACAAGCACTGAAACTTCTCGTTCTCACGAACTTCTACGAAAGACCGTTTCAACCAAAGATTGGTTCGCCGATCTACGGTATGATGTTTGAGAATGTTGATATTGTTACTGCCAATTCGTTGAAATTGCGATTAGAATTATTAATTAATAAGTATGAACCACGAGTTAGATCGCAGCAGATAGATGTTGTGCCTCTCTTTGATCAGAATGCATTTAATGTAACCATATATTTTTATGTTGTCGGGGTTGCGGAACCCGTTTCATTTTCAACTGTTCTAAGAAGAAGTAGATAAGATGTCTCAACTCAATGTTACTGAATTAGATTTTGCAACCATCAAAGAAAATCTAAAAACCTTCATGCAATCGCAAGAGGAGTTCCAAGATTACAACTTTGATGGATCTGGTCTTACTATACTTCTTGATATTCTTGCATATAACACACACTATAATGCAACTCTCGCGCATCTTCAAGCAAATGAAATGTTCATTGATAGCGCCATCAAGAGAAACTCAGTTACATCTATTGCGAAAACATTAGGATATACACCGACATCAAGAAGATCTGCTCGTGCAAATATCACATTGCAAATTAGACCACCAGAATCTTTTACCAATACAAGTTTGACTGTGACACGCGATACACCGTTCACGGCAAAAACAGCAAAGAACACATATACTTTCTTCCCGAGAGAAGATTATGTTTCTGGATTAGTTGTTCTTGAAACAGGTCAAACAGGATTCAGTTTCCCGATGGAACTGATCGAAGGCAAACGAGTAACCAATACATTCGTTGTTGATCAATCTAATAAATCTGGACCATTCGTTTTACCAAATGGTAATATTGATACTACTACCATAAGAGTTAGAGTACAACAATCAAACACTGTTACATCAATTACTACATGGAACTTCTACGATGATATTGTATCAGTTGATGGAACAACTAGAGCATTTTTTGTTGAAGAAGGTCCATCTGGATTATATGAGATAAGATTTGGTGATGATATTGTTGGACAGCAACTACAAGTTGGTAATATTGTTATCATTGATTATGTCGTAAGCAGTGGTTCAGCAGCGAACTCTATTCCCAACTTTTCAGCATCAAGAACTTTCACTGCTTCGGGCGAAAGTAAACTCGTATATCTAGGATCTGCTGCTACTGGCGGTAGCGAAAAGGAAAGCATAGATAGTATTCGTTACAATGCTCCGAAATTTAATTCCACTAAGAATCGTGTTGTGACATCTGATGATTATGAAACATTGATCAGATCAAGGTTTGGGAATATCAATTCTATTGCTGTTTGGGGTGGTGAAGAAAACAATCCTCCAATTTATGGTAAAGTTTTTGTCTCTATTCAACCATTACCTGGTTCAATTATCTCACAATCAGATAAAGATATTATTGCTAGAGATATTATTAGACCGCGAAGTGTTGTTTCTATTCAACCCGAATTCGTAGATCCGATCGAGACATATATCGGATTGAATATTTCAGTCAACTACAATAAGACAATTACATCTCTTACCTCCTCTAGAATTGAGTCTGAGGTCAGAGCAGTTGTGCAAAGTTTCTTCACAAATAATGTTAATAAGTTACAGAAGAACTTCTATTATTCCAAATTGCTTTCGGCGGTAGTCGGAACGACCCAGTCGATTTTCTCTGCGAGCATTCAAGTACTGATGCACAAACGAATTCCGATATTTTCAGGAGATTTTCCTGAGGATTACGTGGTAAGATTTAATGGACCGTTAGAAATTGAAACATTAAAGACTACGACTTTCAATACGACTATCGGAACACAGGAATATGTGGTTTATATAACTGATCAACATGATACAACAGTTGGCGATATTGGAACTCTTGTGATGAAACGTGTATCAGATGATGTTATTGTTCTATCCAACGTAGGAACTGTCGACTATACGACTGGTGTTGTTACTATTACCGATCTTCTCATTAATTCGGGAACAGAATCCACGTTAGACAATACTATTAGAGTCTATGTTGAACCGTTTGGTGATTCACCAAATATCTTAACGACAGATCTGACATCAACTACGAATACTTCAACGGCAGCAGTTTTCCCATACGCTGCTAGAAATACTGTGTTAACTCTAGACACAAGCGCACCAAATTCGCTAGCAAATATTCCTGCAGGACTGACTGTTACTGCAATTGCTAACTCGCAAGAATAATAGATGTCAGAAGAAACCACCTCATACTACAAAAAGGTTGCCAGTATAACTGTCACAAATGGCGGGGCAGATTATACTTCTGCGCCAACAGTTGTAATTGGTGGTAATGCAACAGCAGTTGCTACTATTGCAGGTGGACGAGTTACTGCAATCACAGTGACATTTGCAGGAAATAATTATCTTTCGCCACCATCTATCTCATTTACAGGCGGCAACGGAAATGGTGCTGCAGCGACTGCGAATATGGTGTATATCGATGACAGTTACAATGGTTTCAAGCAATCACTAAGTCATCTAATTGCAAATCAACTTCCGGATTTCGTTCGCACCGAGTATCCTGTATTCATCACGTTCTTAGAAAAGTATTATGAGTTTCTTGATGAAGAAAATCAGGTAAACAATTTCCTTCTCAACTACGAGAAGAATTTTGACATCAACAGAACACTTGATGCATTCATCCCTAAGTTTAAACACCAGTATGCACAGAACTTTCCTCTTAATGCGCAAATTGATGACAGAAGATTAATCAAATTCATCAAGCAGTTCTATGAGGCAAAAGGTTCTGAGAAGGCAATCGAACTTCTCTTTAGAATCTTATATAACGAACGCACTGAAATTTTCTATCCATCTGAGCAGATTCTTCGCGCATCTGATGGTATTTGGATCGAAGACGTAACACTAAAACTGGCAGTCGATTCATCGATCACAGCAAATCCTTTTGATCTTAACAGCAAAACAATTAAAATCACATACTATGAGAATATCTCATCGGTAACATATGAAAGAACGATTGAAACCAACATAAGCAATGTTACAAAATTTGCTTACGTTTTCCCTGCTGTGTATGAGTTGGTGACAAGTCTGCCAAAGACTGCAAGAATTATAGTTCCAGGCGCTGGCGCAGTTGCCGAGGCGCTGGTTTCAGATGGAAGAGTTAAAGCGATAGTTGGCGACGACTATACCGAATTTGATTCGTCGACAAGCGTAAATGATTCCACTAATATAATTACAATAAACAGTCACGGGTATTCTACTGGTGATATTGTAGTCTATACTAAATCTGCAGGTCATGTTGTTGGTGGGTTAACAGAGTATGTCACATATTATGTAATCGTTGTAAATTCTAACCAGATAAAATTAGCATTAACTGCGAACAATGCAGTTTTAGGTACTGCAATTAATATTGCTCCTGCTGATCCAGGAAATAACAGACTGTATGCTCCTCTTTCCGACAATGGTAATGGATACTTTGCAGCACCAACTATCCAGTTTACTTCGGAAACGGGTGTCGGCGCAACTGCAAGAGCAGTATTAACTGATTCTGGACAAATATCAAATATCATAGTTACTAATGGTGGTTCTGGGTATAGCACAGCACCTGCTGTTACATTTTCCACGGAAGCAATACGCACTAAAGTTGAGATTGTTTCGGGGACTGCTGATGAACCTATCATCACAAGATATGGTTATATTGTTCGCCAACTTGCATCAGTCGATGTTGCCGATTGTAGTGGAACACCACCATGCGGGTTCGTAGTAGGTGACATCTTTGGTATAGATGAAACTGGTTCGGTTGGTCCATACACAATTGAAACAACTCCAGGAACAATCGGAACGTTGGCAGCAACTGTTGCTGTTTCTGGAACTGAGGGTCAATTTACTTGTGGTGCATCAACACTTGCAGTCAATGATACGGTAACAATTACTGGTACTCTTGGAGGAACTGCTGCTATTAGTGGTTATACCTCAGGAACTATCTATAAGGTTTCTTCTGTAACTGGTATATCGCCTAATGTTACTGGGTTTACTTTACGAACAACTGCAGGCAGTATTATATCAACCACTGCTGGTACGCTGACAGGGTTAACATACGTCACTACAGCGAGTAATTCTGGATACTTTTTAAATAAGTATAATGAAACTGATACAGCGATAAATCCATATACTCTCGTTGGTAGAGATAACAAGGCATCTATCAGAATCGATGCAGTTGATGATGATGGTTGTCCAACTGCAGTAAGCATTTTCGATACAGGGTTTGACTTTGAACGCGAATCATTCACTGCGATAATTGAGTCAGAACTAGGATGCACTGCTACTCTGTCATTTACCACAGGTGCGGTCAACGTTAAGACGGGTAGATTTAGAGACTCGCGTGGGATGTTGTCGAATGTCAACAGACTACAAGATAACTTCTACTACCAAAACTATTCATATGTTGTTCGATCAAATGTTCCATCCAATAAATGGTTGGATATTGTAAAGAATACTACTCACCCAGCAGGTACTGCTATCTTCGGCGAACTTACCATCGAGCAGACGGTTGACTTCAGCGAATATATTACGACACCAATACAACCTCTGCATATCTATGAGTTTGTACTCGAAGAACTTTCTGCTTCGGGTGGTATTAATCGCAATAACGAATTCTATTTCGAAGTTGAGTTTATCAAGGTTCTTACTGACTCTGCGACAGTAGCAGATACAAATAGCAGTCATGTTTATAAGGTTCTTGCCGATCTTGTTACAACTTCAGAAACTACTGCCTTTGACTTTGACATCGGTATTTATGAAGACGAAGATGATACTACAACAACTACGGATCTATTTGATAGAGTTGTCCAGTACGTTCGTGAAGTAAGCGAAAATACCATTACTGCTGAAAATGCAATAACTGACTTTGATAAGGTTCTACAAGAGGCAATTTTCCTACAAGAACCATACGCTGAAGATTTCTTTGACGAAAATTATGTCTCGTCGGAAAATACTCAATTCAATCTCAATAAAGTTATTGCCGATATAACGAATACCTCAGAATCGCAAGCGTTTGTGATGAGTAAACCTCTAACAGATACGGCAACCAAGTCGGATACATTCGCCAGAACGGTAGAGTATTATAGAACGTTCACAGAATCTGTGATCACACATGAATATACTGCTGCTGGTATAGAACGTCCAACGGGTAGTGACGAGTTTGATGTAGATGAGGCAAATGCAACTGAAACATCATTCAATCATCTATATAAATATTTGACTGATTCCGTTACGTCAACTGATACCGCTGGCGTAATTCCATATCTGGTTAAAACTGACAATGCAGGTGCAACTGAATTATTAATTGTGGCGAATGACTCTGCAACGATAGATTCTATTGCTGTTGCTGAACAATCGCTTATAAATACACTTAAAGGACTATTCGAAACAGTAACAGTCACCGAAGACGGTATTGTAAATACGCAAGACTATGTTGATGGCGACTTCGGTTCGGATTATGTTGGTCAAGTAACTTATTTTAACTAAGAAGAAGGTAAACTCAAATGAAACTAATCGAAAACGTAAAAGGTACTAAGGGCGAACTAAACATCGTTCTTCGTGACGCAACAGGGAATGTAAAGCAAGAAGTAACTGTTCCTAACCTTGTTGTCAACACTGGTCTTGCGTATATTGCTTCACGCATGAAGGATACAACTCTTTCTGCTATGTCACACATGGGAGTTGGCGCAGGCACAACAAACCCAGCAGCAGGCGATACTGGTCTTGAAAGCGCACTAGGTGCACGTGTTGCTCTTACCTCAACAACTGTAACAGCAAACGCAATTGAATATGTTGCAACGTTTGGCGCAGGTTCAGGCACTGGTGCTGTTACTGAAGCAGGTATCTTCAATGCTCTTACCAGCGGAACAATGCTTTGCCGCACTGAATTTGCTGTCATCAACAAGGGTGCGTCAGACAGCATGACAATCACTTGGACGGTAACGATCTCGTAATATAAAATGGCACTTCTTCTACGATCAGCAGGTCGCACAGAAATAGCAAGAAGTCTTTATCGTGATATTTACAACGAGAACGACTTCTTCTATTTCTTTGTAGGCAGAACAACTGAATGGGATGATGAAGAATCACCCGAAATTCCAGTTGATTCACCACGGTATGCAAACACCTCAAGCAGGAACATGCTGTTCGTAAAACGTATCCAGTCAAGCGATACGGTTCTGATGATCCCACGGATTAATTGGGTATCAGGTACAGTATATGATCAGTATGACGACAAATATGGCGAACTAGATTCAAACGGTAATGCGATTACTGCATACAGTGGTGCTCTATCATTAAAAAATTCACAGTTTTATGTTCTGACTCTTGATGATCATGTCTATAAATGTATTTCCAATAACAATGGTGCTGAAAGCATAGTACAACCATCAGGAACTTCAATCTCTTCGATCGAACTTGAGGATGGTTATATCTGGAAATTCATGTTTAAGGTTGAAGCGTCGGATAAGACTAAGTTCTTAACACCAGAATATATTCCAGTTAGAAAAATCGCAGGTTCTGGTGATCCTGTATTCGATGTCAATGGTAGAATTGACGACATTACGATAACTAATGCTGGATCTTCGTATGAAACTGCACCGATTGTAATTATCAACGGTGATGGGGTCGGAGCACTTGCGACTGCATCTGTTTCTGGTGGCGAACTTACTAACATCACTTTAAATAATGCTGGTGAAGGTTATAGTTTTGCATATATCACGTTCTCTGGGGGCGGTGGTTCTGGTGCTGCTGCATCGGTAACCTTGGGCGCCACAGAATCTGGAACAGTGCAAGAAGATGTAGAAAACGCAGCAATTCCTGGAACAGTTGATAGACTAGAAATTATTTCAGGCGGTATCGATTACGTTGATGGCGACGCAGCAGTAAATATTGTTGGTGATGGATCTGGAGCAGAAGCAATTTTGGATATCGATCCTGACGATGGATCCATTCTCTCTGTTACTATCACCAATCGTGGAACTGGATATACATTTGCAGAAGTATCAGTTAGTAGTGTTGAGGGTAATGGCGCAGAAATTATTGCAGTAATTTCACCAAGAGCAGGTCATGGGTCGAATCCACAAAAAGAGTTGTTTGCAACCAATGTGGGATTCTCGGTAAACCTCACAAATGATTCTGCCGATCTATTCCTCAATAACGATTTCCGACAAATCGGAGTAATAAAAAACCCATTAAGGTTTATTAACAATAACAATTTCCAAGAATCTACTGGAACTTGCTGTTACGTTATCAATACGTCATCGCCTTCTAGTTACAACATGGATGACGTGGTTACAACTGATAGTGGTGGTAGATTCATTGTAGTCCAGAAAGTTGATGCTAATAATGACGGAACAACAGAAAGTATATACCTTCTGCCTATTATTCCAATCATAACATCTTCTAGTATTCTTACAAATACAACGCAGTCGTTATCTGGATTGACTATAAATAGTCTTACACCGCCGGAAATTAATAATAACACTGGTGAAATTATATATCTGGATAACAGAGAATTCATCGTTCGTCAAGAAGACCAGATAGAAAAAATTAGAGCAATTCTAAAATTTTAAGAGAGACATAAAATATGGCACTGAATTTAAATGTATCTCCATACTATGATGACTTTGATGATACTAAAAATTTCAATCGAGTTCTGTTCAGACCTGGATATGCAGTACAGGCACGCGAACTTACGCAACTACAGACTCTGTTGCAATCCCAAATTGGTAAATTCGGAAACCATATTTTCAAGAATGGTACAGTCGTTCAAGGTTGTGAATTCAAACTTGATTCACAAAGAGCATTCATCAAAATTGCAGATGCAGATGTAGATAATGACACCTTATCGACATATATTGGCGATACCGTAACAAACACATCAGGTATGACTGCAGTTATTCTTGATGTTGCAACAGGCACTGAAGCAGAACTACCAAATCTAAAAACTTTGTATCTTCGTTATACTAGCGGCGATGGTTCTTCTGCGGTTCACTTTTCAGGTGGAGAAACTCTAACAGTATCTTCCACAGTGTCGGGCAGAAATGGTGATACGTTTGTTGTCGATGACACATTTGATGAAGCAGATCCAATTAACAGTTACTGGGGTCTCTCTTCTGCTCTAACTGTGGATGATGGTATCGTGTATATTGACGGGAAATTCGTCAATCATACATCACAAACAATCATACTTTCTAAATATGATTCAAGACCAACTCTGAAGGTTGGATTCCAGATTGTAGAAAATACTGTTTCTCCTGAAGACGATCAAACCTTATTGGATCCTGCACAAGGATCTTTCAACTATGCTGCTCCTGGTGCAGATAGATACCAAGTTTCGACCACACTTGTCGCATATGAACCGACTGACACAATTCCTTCTACGTTTAACCAATTGGTCGATATTATCAATGGTGAAATTCAAAGAACTTATACTGCAAATATCTATGGCGAACTCGGCAAAAACATGGCGAGACGCACATATGATGAGTCGGGCAACTATGCAGTAAGACAATTTCCAGTTCTGATCAAAGAGCATCTTAATGTTGATGGCAATAATGGTTTACGAGAACTAAACACTATTAATCCAGGAAGTGGTGGGAACAAAGATCTTCTTGCTATTGGTTTAGAGGCAGGTAAGGTATATGTTCGTGGTTATGAACATGAAACTTTCCAAACAGAATATGTTGTTGTGCCAAAGGGTCTTACAACAGTTTCGGTGCAAGAAGCACCAATTAGTACTGCATATGGTAACTATATCCTTGTCAAAGAATTCTGCGGATTATGGGATTTAAACACTGGCGATAAAGTTAGTCTTCGCAGCGTTGCACAAGGCGCAGTTACTGATGGAACATTCTCTGCTGCTACCGCAGCAGGATCTCAAGTTGGTACTGCTCGCGTAAAACAGATCGTATATGAATCTGGAACAGTTGGAACTGCTGCAGCAGAGTATCGTTTATATCTCTATGACATTGCGATGTCAAGTGGCGATTTCAAAGATGTGCGTGGTATATTTTACAACGATGCGACTGCTGATGGTCATGCCGATGTTGTTTTAGATGGCGGTAATGCAGTTCTCCGAGAAACAAGTTTTAATAAATCTCTCTACAGAATTCCTGCTCGCGCCACGAAAACAATTGCACCAAATGCAGTCTACGATAACTCGTTTATCTATACTAAAGAATTCGATGGGGAACTCAATGTTAACGGGCAAGTAACAATCACTCTAAGTGGTGATGAATCTTTCCCGTATGATTCGTTTACTGAAACCATTATTAAAAATAATTTCACACTGGTATTAAAAGAAGCAGAAACAATAAATTCTGTTGCTAGACCAATTGGTTCTGTCTTAGATATTTCTGGTGCAGTATTTACTAAGAACTCATCAACATCCATAACTATTGATCTTGCTGGTGCAGTTTCATCTGCTCCTACGCAAGTCAAACTATATGTGAATGTTCAAGTAGGAAACGCCAATCCTATTCTCAAAGTTCTTCGTGAAGATCGTTACGTGATCATCAATACGAATACCCACCCGCTAACTAATGGTGGTGTGTATTCTCTTGGTCTCTCAGACGTCTATCAAATTAAAAATATCTTCATTGGCGCTGATACTGATACTGATGCTGCAGTAGTTGCTGCTGGCGTAGACATTGCTTCATCGTTTACTCTTGATAATGGTCAACGAGATAACGAGTATCGTAATGCTAAGATTACGAAGAAACCTAGTGCACCGTCACTTACGAATAAGAAGTTGGTAATTAAACTTGATTACTTCACACACGATGGTGCTTCTGCAGATGGTAATTTCTTTGTAGTTGATTCGTATCCAATTGATGATACTGGAGCGACTGCAGGGAAAATCAAAACTCAAGACATTCCAGTTTACAAATCACCTCTCACTGGTGAAACGTATGACTTGCGCGACACACTAGATTTCCGTGTTCGTTATGCAGATTCTGCAGCAAACTCCGCAGCACTAGGAACTGCGACAACCAACCCGACCGAGAGCACGACGTTATCTGCTCCTTCTGTTGGTATTACAAATCCAGTTCCAACCGAACAGTTTATTACTGATCTCGAGTATTATCTTGGAAGAACAGATAGACTTATTATCGACTCAGAAGGTGTGTTCAGTACCATATATGGTACGCCATCACTGAATCCTGGTATCCCTGCTGAACCTGAAAATGCGATGTCGTTGGCAATTATAACAATTCCGCCATATCCATCGCTTGCTCCAAATGTCGCGAAGACTGTTAATCGCCCTGACTATGGTGTAACATTCCGCAGCATTGATAACCGTCGTTATACTATGCGCGATATTGGTGTTCTCGAACAACGTATCAATCGTCTTGAGTATTATACTTCACTATCTCTGCTCGAGAAAGCAGCAAGCGATTTGTCTATTCCTGACGGCGCAGGACTCGACAGATTTAAAAACGGTATCCTAGTTGATGCGTTTACTGGGCATAATGTCGGTAACGTTTTCGACAGCGCATATCATATTTCGATTGATCCAGTAAAGAAAGAGATGCGTCCTTTCTTCCATCTAGAAAATATCGATATGGCATTTGACTATGCTAACTCAACGAACGTATATCAGACAGGCGACTTGCTCACTCTTCCATATGTGAACATTGAACTGACTAAAAATCCATCTGCCTCTAAACCAAGAAATTGTGTTGGAGAGTTACTCTTTAACTACATCGGAAATATGGAACTAGATCCGCCAGTCGATAACTGGACGGATACCGCAATCAAACCAGATGTAAGCGTAAACTTCGACGGAAATTATGATGCTTGGGAAAACATGGCAGATGCGTGGGGAACTCAGTGGGGTGATTGGCAAGATGTCGTAACTGGGAGAAGCACAGTTGGTCAAACTGTGCAAACTGTTGCTGGTAATGCAACAATAAGTGGTGATACGCTTTTCCAAGAGCAGTCACAAGTTGTTACTACTACAACAGAGCAGCGCCAAACTCGTCAGGGCGTTTCTATAACAGTAACTCCTGAAACACAATCCCAAAGAATTGGTTCTCGTGTAACGGATACTTCGATTATTCCGTTTATGCGTTCAGTTGTGGTGACGTTCATCGCAAAAAGACTGAAACCTAATACTCGAGTATTCCCGTTCTTTGATGGTGTTGGTGTCACTCCGCACTGTAGGCCGCTGAATTTTGATCCAGCAACAGACCTTGCACCTGTCGATCCTGCGGCATATTCATCGTATGTCGATGGTAATTATGGTGATTCCCTGATCACAGATGCTCAAGGTGTTTGTGTGGGACAATTTAGAATTCCGGCGGCAACATTCCGCACAGGCGATAAGAATTTCCGCCTCTGCGATGATCCATTTAACCGCGAACCATTTGTAACAACTGCGGCGATGCAAACATGGTCAGCAAATGGATTGTCACAATCTGTCCAAGATACAGTCGTATCAACTCGCGTTGCTAATGTAGCAGTTGGTTCTGTTTCTGATTCGAGATCAGTATTCGAAACATCTACAACAGAAAATAGATTGGCAGATAGAAATGTTGGTGTCGTTCAAACTAATATCAACAACACCTATACTACGATCAACAACACTACGAATATTGATAACACAGTAACAAACAACACAACAGTAAACAATACAGAAGTTACTAATGTTTTCAATGAGTATACAACAATTGTTGTAACACCTACACCTGCTCCAACGCCAGCGCCAACACCAGCGCCAACTCCTGCTCCGACGCCTGCACCGACACCTGCTCCGACGCCAGCACCTACACCTGCTCCGACACCAGCACCTACGCCAGCTCCGACACCAGCACCTACGCCAGCACCATCTCCGACACCTACGCCTGCACCGACTCCTGCTCCAACACCAGCACCGACTCCTGCTCCGACACCTGCTCCGACACCTGCTCCGACGCCAGCACCAACACCAGCACCGACTCCTGCTCCGACACCTGCTCCGACGCCAGCACCAACACCAGCACCGACTCCTGCTCCAGATGTAATCGTACCCGAAGATACTCCTCAACCAGATCCATGTGCACCAGTAACAATCTGTAGAGAAGGCGGCGGCGAGCGAGTACTCAGAGGCCCTAATGGGTTTGGGGGGCAGGACAACATAAGACTTGAAACAATAACTGAAGAAGAAGGACCGATCTGCACATCATCAATTCCTGTTTCCTGTCAGAGAGGAGGCAGGAACTATCGAGATCCTATCGCGCAGACATTCTATGTTGAAGGTATGCCATTTGGTTGTTATGTCACTAACCTTGACATATATTTCAGAACCAAATCATCTACTGCGCCAATCACTCTCCAATTACGTGAAGTGGTAAATGGATACCCAGGAAATAAAGTTATTCCATTCGGTGAAGTCACGTTGAATCCTGCTGATATTACAGTCAGTGAAGATGCAACTGCGGCAACAACTTTTGTGTTCCCGTCGCCAGTATACCTGCAAAACAACACAGAGTACTGTTTTGTTCTTCTTCCTGCAGGCAATAATCCAGATTATAATATTTGGGTTTCTGAATTGGGCGCAAACGAACTTGGTACTGAAAATAGAATTTCTGAACAACCACATATTGGTCTGCTATTTACATCTGCCAATGATAGATCGTGGACAGCGTGGCAAGCAGAAGATATTAAGTTTACTTTACGTCGCGCAGACTTCGATATTAATACAGTCGGTTTGATTGAAATGAAAAATATGGATGTTGACTTCTTGAAGTTTAACTCGTTCACAAATGGAAATTTTGAACCAGGAGATGCAATCCATGGATTCTCGTTTGCAATTACAAACGCAGGTTCTGGGTATACGGATGGAGATATACCACTTTCTCTATCAGGAGGTGGTGGTTCTGGTGCGACTGTTCTAGTAACAATTGCAGGCGGAGCAGTAACAGATGTTGTGGTTACAAATCCAGGAACAGGATACACGAGTAATCCGTCACTAACTATTTCAAGTGGTAGCGGTTCTGATGCGGCAGTTGCGGTAACTCTGAATAGAGGATTCGTGAAGCAGTATGATTCTCTGTATAATGTCGGTAAAATCTTAGTAAGGGGTGGTAGATTCACTGCTACTGATATTATTGGGAATGGCACGACTTATGCTGAAATTGTAGAAGTCGAAAATAAACAACTTAATGTTGTGGAAACTAATGTCGGGTTTATTGATCATACTCCTGCGGTAGTTTCTTGGTCTGTAGCACCAACTGCTACTGGTGCGAGTGCTGGTGGAGATTCATATGAAGGGTTTAACTTTGGACAAGAACATGCATTAACATATGAAGCGCAAGTATATTCTTACTCAAATGAGCAAGCAAACTTGGGCGGAGATAAATCACTAAGTATAAGAGCAGGTATGGTGACACAAACGTCAACTGTTTCTCCTGTGATCGATACTAGAAAATGTTCAATGATCGCTATTGCCAATGACATTAATGGACCAGATGATATTTCTGGCGAAGATGGAAACAACGGAACTGCAGCATCGAAGTATATTTCCCGTCGTGTTATTCTTGACGATGGTCAAGATGCCGAAGATCTCCGAGTATATCTGAGCAATCAGATTCCTGCTGGTTGTGATGTTAGAGTATATGGTAGATTCCAGAATGCGACCGACCCTAGTAATTTTGATGACTTAGAATGGATTCAATTAGAACTTGCGCAAACACCTATAGTCAGCACTGGAAAATCTGGTTTTGTTGAATACCAGTATACTATCCCAACAGCAAATAAAAATGCTGGAGTTCTTGAATATACTGCAGGAAGTGTAACTTATAGTGGTTATAAAAATTTCGCAGTGAAGGTTATTCCATCATCAACAAATAGTTCTGTAGTTCCATTAGTAAGAGAACTTAGAGCGATTGCGTTGCAGGTGTAATATGACAAGAATTAAACTAACTGATACTACAAAGTATGAACGTGATGGTCATTCGAAGGCAATACTTTCGAATGACCTGCCTGCTCTAAAGGCATATAAGTCTCGTAAACAACATATGAAGCAAATTGAATCATATGGAGACGATATAAATAATCTTAAGAATGAAATGATTGAGATTAAAAACTTACTAACACAAATACTACAGAAATAAGGATATAAAGCATGAGCACACTTACCCTTAGATCTGTAAAGGGGACTCCGCTGACGAATACTGAAGTTGATACTAACTTCAGCAATTTGGATAATGATAAGTATGAGTCTGGATCAAGTCCTTCCTTTGCAGATTTAGCACTTACTGGGAGTCTAACTAAATCGGTTGCAGGCACAGTTGCAGCAGCGGGAACTACCCAAGGTACTGCAACTGCGCTGACAAAAACTCTCAACATGATCACAACAGCAACAGCAAATCAGGGTGTAAAACTTCCTACTGCTGCTGCAGGTTTGACCATCAAGGTTATTAATACTACAGCAGTTACCATTGTTGTGTATCCAGATACTTCAGATGTTATTGACGGTGGAACTGTCAATGTTGGTGTCAATTTGTCACCATATTCGTCTGTTGAATTTGTTGCACAAGATGCTGTAGATTGGTATCGCGTAACAAGTTTAATTGTATATGACTCGAGTGGTAACAGGTTAAACTAAAATGAATCCTCTAAAGGTCAAGGCAACAGGGTCCCCAATCACTTCTGCAAACATCAGCGGGTTGCAGACCATGACCGATGCAGAGGTAAAAAATTATATTGCCAATGTTATCACAGAAAAATTTGCTGCAGTAACAGATGGTACTGGTACTGCTGAAATAAACATCACGACAAATAACTCAGGCGCAGGAACGTCGATCGGTACGTTTGTCGATACGACAAGAAACGAATCTATCGGAACGCATCCTGCTACTGGTGCTACTTCCACTACAACATATTATGTGAAGCAGGTTACTGCTGCGGCGACTGAAAACATTACCAACAGACCATTAGCATGGGATTCTCGTCTGGAAGAAATGACAGACGGTGATATTGATGACACGATGGATCTCTGCGTTGAGGCGATGGTCGCAGAATCGTCGTATACTGCAGGTCAATACAAACTACAAGCAACTGCTCCATCAGGTGGAACTTGGGTCGCAAGATACACACTAACAGATACAGCGCAAGGTGGAAACACTGTAACATATCTGTGGCAGAAAACAGTCGCATCTTCAGCACCAACAGTAGATTACACACCACTAAGAATATTTAATGGTGGTAACTGCAAGCAGATGACCGAAGCAGAAATTGAACAGATGCTTCCTGTCTTCAGAAATAGAATTATTGAAACTGGTATCGGAACATATAAAATCCAAACGGATGCGCCCACTAGTGGCGGCACTTGGATTCAAACAGGCAACACATTCACTGATACTCGTGAACAAGTTTCACCACAAAACTATGTAGGAAACTTCAGCGGCAATTACACTGGTTTCTTTTCTGGTACCTTTTTAGGTACAGGAAATTTCGAGGGTTCTAGAAACTATCAGGGTAACTATTCAGGAACCTATGGCGGAATTGTAAATTATTCTGGTTCAAGAACCTATAGTAGATTCTTACCTGATGGTTACATGGGTTTTGCTACTTTCTCAAATAACTTTGCTGGATCTAGAACCTATAGTAGATTCTTACCTGATGGTTACATGGGTTTTGCTACTTTCTCAAATAACTTTGCTGGATCCAGAGTCTATTCTGGTAACTATGCTGGTAGTGGAAACTTCACAGGTAACTATGAAGGATCAAGAACTTACTCTGGTAATTATCTGGGTAACTTTACAGGTAACTATCTAGGAACATACACTGGAAACTTCTCTGGTTCTAGAACTTACTCTGGTAATTATCTTGGTAACTTTACAGGTAACTATCTAGGAACATACACTGGAAACTTCTCTGGATCTAGAACTTACTCTGGTAACTACCTAGGATATTTCACTGGAACCTATGGTGGAACATATACACAGAACTTCTCTGGATCTAGAGTATATTCCGGCAATTATCTGGGTAGTTTTACAGGTAACTATGAAGGAACATACAGCAGAAACTTCTCTGGTTCTAGAACCTATTCTGGCAACTATGCTCAAGGATTCAGCGGAAACTACTTAGGAACATACACTGGATTTTTCTCTGGTTCTAGAACTTACTCTGGTAACTACCTTGGTTCTAGAACCTATTCTGGTAACTATGTTGGACCTCCAGGTCCACCATATACTGGATTCTTTACGGCAGAACCATATGCCGGAACCTATGCTGGAACTGCGCAATACGCTGGTACACCATACTCAGAAATCAACTACCTTTACGAATTTGGTCCAATAGAAACAACAATTGAGTGGGTCACGCCGTACTTTTTGGGTCCAGCAAATTACACTGGATACTATACAGCAGGTAACTATGTGGGTGGTGGCGGTGGTGGACCTGGACCTGGAGGAGGACCTGGACCAAGATTCATCCCTGCATTTTACAGTAGCAATTTCAGTGCACCAGGAGAAAACTTCGCTGGTTCTAGAGTCTACAGTGGTGCGTATGCTGGTTCTAGGGTCTACAGTGGTGCTTATGCCCAAGGGTTCAGCGGTAACTACCAAGGAACATACACTGGATTTTTCTCTGGTTCTAGAGTCTATTCTGGCAATTATCTAGGAAACTTCAGCGGTAATTATGATGGAACATACAGCAGAAACTTCTCTGGTTCTAGAACCTATTCTGGTACCTACCTAGGATATTTCAGCGGCAACTATGATGGCGCATATACGCAGAACTTCTCTGGGTCTAGACAATATTCCGGCAATTACACAGATAATTTCTCTGGTAACTATGAAGGAACATACAGCAGAAACTTCTCTGGTTCTAGAACCTATTCTGGTAATTACACAGATAATTTCTCTGGTAACTATGAAGGAACATACAGCAGAAACTTCTCTGGATCTAGAGTATATTCTGGCAACTATGAAGGAACTTATGGTGACGGTGGATTTTATGCTGGTTCTAGAACCTATTCTGGCAACTACCTAGGATTCTTCTCTGGTGTCGCTCCATATGCTGGTTCTAGACAATATTCTGGCAACTACCTAGGATTCTTCTCTGGTCTTGCGCCATATGCTGGTTCAAGAAACTACCAAGGCGAGTATGCTGGTGGCGGAACCTTTAGTGGTAACTACAGTGGATCTAGAAATTATGCAGGTATATATAATGGACCAGCAAATTATTCAGGCAATTATTCCAGAGGATTCTCAGGAAATTATGGCGGAACTTTTTCTGGTGCAACAATACAGGCGTCTAAAGAAACAGTCTCGACTGTTAAATTGTGGTTAAGGACAGCATAAAAAATGGTCTTGAGAAATAAATCTTCGGCGACGCCAGTTTCTGCAGCAAACTGGCAGGGTCTTCAACAGATGTCTGTTGCCGAGGTAAAAAACTATATTGCGCAAACTCTTACTGTTTCATTTGGTGCAAACTCAGATGGTACTGGTACTGCTGAAATTAACATTACCACAAACGGCAGCGGGTCTGGGACTACAATCGGAACATTCGCTGATACTGATCGCCAAGAAGCAACTGGAACACACCCAGCAACTGGTGCTGTTGACACTGTCACATATACTGCCAAACAGGTTACTGCAGTTGCTACGGAAAGTATTACCAATCGTCCTCTAAAATATGACGACGGCATCAAAGAACTAACAGATGCTCAGATTGATACTGAGATTCTGGACTATGCTATTAATGCGATGGTCTCCGAAACAACTTATACTGCGGGCCAGTATAGACTGCAACCTACTGCACCATCAGGCGGCACATGGGTTTCGCGTTATACTTTAACAGATGTTGCCAATGGCGGCAACACAGTAACATACCTGTGGCAGAAAACTGCTGCGACTACTCTTTCAGACTCCAATCTAAAACCGCTGAAACTTATTGATACCAAAGATGTCAAAGAAATGTCATCTTCGGAAATCCTACAGATGCTTCCAAATTTCAGAAACAGAATTGTTGATAGTGGCGTAGGATTGTATAAGGTCCAATCATCTGCTCCTGTTTCTGGTGGAACATGGGTCGAATTGGGTGATCAGTTTGCAGATACTCGCGAACAAGTATCGCCCCAAAACTATGTTGGTAACTTTGCTGGTAACTATGTAGGCAACTTCTCGGGGTCGAGAAACTTTTCTGCTAACTATGCTGGCACATATTCTGGTTCATTCGCAAACACTTTCAGCGGCGGATATGTAGGTCCAGCAAACTATGCGGGAACATATGCAGGAAGTTTTGCAAATAACTTTAGTGGTGGATACGTTGGTCCACAGAACTATTCTGGAAATTATGCAGGCAACTTCTCTGGAAATTACGCAGGTGGATATGTTGGAACTGCTGGGTATTCTGGCAACTATACCAGAAACTTTAGCGGAACATACACTGGATTTTTCTCTGGATCTAGAACCTATTCTGGTAACTATGCTGCAAACTTTAGTGGCAACTACCTAGGAACTTATTCTGGTTCCAGAACCTATTCCGGTAATTATCTTGGCAGTTTCAGCGGCAACTATCTAGGAACATATGCTGGTTCGAGAAACTATGCTGGCAACTATCTGGGCAACTTCTCGGGTAACTATCTAGGATATTACGCTGGTTCGAGAAACTATGCTGGCAACTACCAAGGTAACTACCTCGGAACTTACGCGAGCAACTTCTCGGGTAACTATCTCGGCAGTTTCAGCGGTAACTACGCAGGAACTTACGCGAGCAACTTCACTGGTAACTACCTCGGCAGTTTCAGCGGCAACTATCTAGGATATTACGTTCCATTCTTTGGTGGGTTCGCTGGACCAGCATACGCTGGCAACTATCTCGGAACTTATAACAGAAACTTCAGTGGAACATACCTAGGAAACTTCACTGGCAACTATCTCGGAACATATTCCAGAAACTTCAGTGGAACATACCTAGGAAACTTCAGCGGTAACTATCTCGGAACTTACAGTGGTTCTAGAAATTTTGCTGCTAGTTATGCAGGTAACTACCTAGGAACATATTCGAGAAACTTCTCTGGTTCTAGAAACTATGCTGGTAACTACGCAGGAAACTATCTTGGAACATATTCGCAGAACTTCTCTGGTTCTAGAAACTATGCTGGTAACTACCAAGGTAACTACCTCGGAACGTATACTGGATACTTCTCTGGTTCGAGAAACTATGCAGCAAACTATGCTGGAAATTTCACAGGTAACTATCTAGGATACTTCACAGGAAACTATGTTGGACCTGCAACATATACTGGATTCTACTCAGGAACATATACTGGTTACTTCTCTGGCAATTATGCAGGCACTGCAACGTTTACAGGCAACTATACTGGATTCTTCACAGGTAACTACACTGGGTTCTACACAGGCACTGCAACATACACAGGCAACTATACTGGATTCTTCACAGGTAACTACACTGGGTTCTATGCTGGTTCTAGAAATTATACTGGCAATTATGCTGGCACTTTCAGTGGAACATACTCAAACACCTTCGTTGGTGCAACAGTGATTGCAACTAAAGAAACTGTATCGACGATAAAACTTTGGGTTCGCACAGCATAAAAACCCTTGACTTTTGAGTCAAAATCGCGTATATATAATATTGAGAAAATATTTTTTAATGGAGATTTGAATGACTACCACACGCACTATTGAAAATCCTTATTGGGCGAACAAAGAAAAACAACATGTTATCGCAGAGTTCGTTTATCCTGATACGGGTAAACGAGCAACTGCGTCGATCATGAACGACGGAACTAATCGTGACTTTGATGAATTGATGAAAAAGTTTAGTGTCGAACAGATCGATGCGAATACCAAGAAACGGTTTGATGACCGCAACCAACATATCAAACATAACATTGAACGCCAGAAAGTTGATAAGACACGTATGCAGCAAGAGCAACTGTTCGCTGCTAAACTGGATGCGTTCGAGATCGACTTGATCAAGACCTCGAAGAATCGCGAGTTGAAATCTAAGATTCGTAAAGCAAAGAACATTATGGAAGTTACTGCTTATACCGTTATCCTTCTGCAGTTAGAAGAAGCAAATACTGCTATTGTGAAAGAAACAGTTGATGCAGAATAATGGGTTTCTTTATGTCGCGTCAGTAAGAAAAGGTTACTATAGAGCAGCGAGAAATTCTGCTATGTCTCTGCGTGACTACTATCCTGACGCAAAAATAACATTCTTCACACATGAGGAATGGGTTCAACCAGATGATTATGAAATTTTTGATACTGTAATTACTGAGAACGTACCACGAGACAAGCGAGCAAAACTGTGGGCGCTTGATCAGACACCATATGATTTAACTGTTTACATGGATTGTGATACAGAAGTTGAACATGAAGACATATCTAAAATCTTTGATCAGATTCCCGAAGATGTAGATGTGCTATTCACTGCCAACAGACCGTATAACGCAAAAATCACCAAACTGTCAGAAACTGAAGAGATGACTGAGCATTGTGGATTGTTTATTTACAGGAACAACGAACAAACATTGAAACTTATGCGTGCTTGGTATGATGAGTATTGGGAACAGAATAAACCAGGATGGGATCGCAAGCATTATCCCGAAGAAGCACTGCAGTGGGATACGTTTACGATGTGGAGATTACTAAATCTATTTGACTTTGGCGTCAAAACTGGCAGATTTCCTGCCCCTGATGCTAGATGGAACTTTGTTTCCGGATACACAGAAGATGAATTACAGGGGCAACCAGTGGTAATTTATCACTACACCATTCCGCAATCATTTCTAAGTTAAACAGGACACGCATGCTACAATTTACAAATTCAGTTTCTAAAGAACTAAGTGACATTCTAGAACCATTTACTAAATGGTTTTTTGAGCAAAATGATCAACATCTTGTTCTTGGTCCACAAGAAATGCAGGAAAAACGTCGAGGTGGATTGAATGTTGACACTGCTACTGACGAGAAATATCTAAACCACATTGTCGGTAAGGGCGAAAACCACGTTGGGTTTCCTGATGTTGCGTGGTGCACTGACATGTCAACAGCACATGGTCAACCATGGTTCCCTTCTGAATATGGCAGAAGGCAACAAGAAACTAATAAAGAGTTGATCAGTTATCTTGGTGCGAGAAACAATGCGGTGTTTACTTACTATCCAGAAAATGGTTTCATGGGATGGCATACTAACTGGAATGCATCAGGATATAATATTCTAATTACATATAACTCTGAAGAAAATGGTGGATACTTCCGCTACCTAGATCCAGTAACGAAAGAAATTGTTACTATGATTGATCCAAAAGGATGGTCATGTAAGGTTGGGCATTTTGGCGATCGCAGTGATCCGAATAAAATTGTGTACCACTGTTGTGGTAACTCTGCTAAGAGATTGACTTTAGGATATGTTGTACCGCATCTTGAAATTTGGCGATCGATGATTGAAGATATTAGTGGTGAGGATGCTTCTCATTTTGCATGATCATATTATGCTATTTCTTCCCAATTACCATGAAACGTTCGAAGTTTACCTTGCCGTCCCAAGACCAATATGATTGTTCGATCTGCCCCTGATAGGAAACATCGGTAACTCCAACATTTTCTATATGGTCTTCGATTGTAGGGACGCAATTAATACCATACATTTCTCTAAAAACATTTGACGATTGGCAAGCAAATACACAGTTCTTATTTGCAGATGTCATTTTCTTAAGAGGATACATTGTTTCACTACAGAGAGAAATTATCACATCAGTATCCAACGCATTAATATCATGATATGCAAAAGGAACATCCCAATTGATGTGATTTAACTCCACACCGTTATTGGAATAATACTTATTGAATACTTTAGAGAGTTCTAATGCGTCTTTGTCGATATCGATTAAATTAATCTTCTTGACGTTTAGATTTTCACACAACAATGGAACAAGCGGGAACCCCAACCAAGAATTTAAAACCGTAATATTTAATTGCTTGGTTACGTCTACGCATTTCTGTAATTCTTCTACCAACCAAATAGCAGCATCCATAGTATTTGGATTCAAAGACTTACGAAAGTCTTCGTGTTTAAACGGCATTTCGTGATTGATCTTTTCTAGACCCTCACCCCAATAACGATAGTTGTTTAAGTAATTATAATTTAACATCTTGTGGTCTTTCCATTGAATCATATAAACAAATAAGTGGTTCTTCGCGCAGGACTTGTTCTCTTACATCTGTCGGCCACATATATCCGTAGTTGTAACTGTATACCCAACCGTCTGGGAAATGGTCAATTTTCAGAAGACGTTCTCTTTGATGCCCGAATAGATTGTCGAGACCGCGATAATAGAAGAACATTTGATCTGCATAATCTGTGACGAACTTAGTGATTTTGTCGATATCTAACCTATCATTCCACCTCAACACGCTGGAATTTAAGTCTGTATATTTGTGTGGAATATCTTGCGTGTCTTGTTTCATCTTCTTGATGTTATGCCAATGAGTGCGAACAAAAGTTAAACCGTCTTCCGGATCATGATCAACGATGCAATCGATATTCTTTTGAATACCTATATCAAGATCTAGAAAAAGTTTTTCTCCTTTTTGCTTAACAACATTTCGGTCAAAAAGATATAACTTATTCCACCATTTTTCGTAGTAGTTATCCTCGGGTAATGGAATGACATTAATTTCTGGAAATAACCCATCAGAATGTTCGGTCAAACAATAAAAATCAAATTCTGTTGTAATGTGTTGTTTGCATTGTTCGAGAATTTTATTGACATCTTCCGAATCATATTTGAATCCCCACTTTACTGTGTATATACTAATCATTAAACATTCCAATGTTCTAAAAGATCAGGATCGACCAACGATTCCTGTTTCACTTTGCCTCTGCTATTGTCTTTGAACGGGAGTAAATCCACATTAAAGACGCATACAATACAGTCTTTTCTATATATAGCGACCTCTAGATCTCCTGAATCCCAATCACGACCTCTGTTGTATGAGTAAGCAAATGTATTTGGGAAGTGCTTCCATAGAGGAGTATTACTAAAGTCGCCCCAACGCCAACTGTGATAGTTATCTGTTCCATCGGTGAATGTAAACCAAATACGTTCTTGGTGTTCTAACACGTCCTGCCAAATACATTCTGTCTGATCATCCGACCACACCATACAACTGCCATTGGTATATGCACCATGTGACAACTTAAAGTTACGAGACTTCATGGGTCTAGGGTCTTGCCACCACGAACGTAACTTGGTAGGATTCTCTAGGTCATAAGTGATGATCGGCGACAAATCATTTTGAATGATAACATCAAGGTCGAAAAAGACAAATCTTCCAGTGGGTTTATCGTTTGCGAAGTTATGTGTATTGAAGATGAACGTCTTTGGTCTGTCCCAACAACGTGCCATGCCGTATTTGAAATCCTCAGATCCGAACCAGTATTTTGGGTGGATGTCGGGAATGTCTGGGAAGTCAATGACTTTAATCTCATTATCAAATCCTTCACTGTTATCAGTATAGCAATAGAAGTGGAACTCAAAATTATCAGGGGTGTGCTTCTTTGCCATTCGATAAAGTCGGTTAACAAACTCGGCGGAATACTTTGTTCCCCATTTAGAGCAGACATAATTAACTCTCATTTCCACAACCTAACAATATTTTCATCTAAACAATCAGATAAGTCTATCTGTTCTTTTGCTGATGGATGTGGTATGTTGTCTGTATTGAACAAACAAATCTTAGCATCTGGTCTAAATTTAAATCGTTCTGCATCATCGGGATGATGTTTACCACGGTTCCAAGAATATATCCATCCACCAGGAATATCCTTCCAGAAATCTCTCTGCCTCCAGTAATGGTAATTGTCGCTTCCCTTGAAGAAAGTTTTAAATACCGACTCTGAATGTTCCAACACATCGTTGTAAATATGTTCGCATGCAGCACCAGACCAAAGCATCATGCTGGAATTATAAAATGTTCCTCGAGTTTCGATGAAAAGTCTATCATGTTTCTGCGACTGTGGTTGCCATCGACACTGGATGATACGGGGTTTTTGTGCGAGTAACTCAACGTCAGTAATATCTTCTTGAATTACTACATCTAAATCAAAGAAACACCAGTTACCAACGTATCCTAACCAGTTATGTGAATTGAATACTAAAAACTTTGCACGATCGAAACAGAAAGTTTCTTTTCCGAACCAATGTTTGGGATGTAAAATCCCATCATCAGGAATTGGTGCAGTATCACACTCAACACCTTCTGCGTCATCGGTATAACAAGTAAACGTAAACTCATTTTCGAAGTTTCGTTTGACCATGTTGTAAAGATTGTTTACGTATTTCGCGGGATACTTATTCCCCCACTTAATGCATACGAAGTTCATCATATTTTTTATCTGCTCCAGGAAACTGGTCCAATCCGTTTAGTAATGCTATGGTGTATCTCGGACGATAGACAAAAGAATCATTGTCATCATCTACGCCATAATAATCTGCGCCATATACAAATGAGTATAACTCGCCTCGCGGGAAACGATTAAATCGAAAATCTTCATGCCATAAAAATCTATCATCACCAAAATATTTAACCATGTAGTAATCAGCGTTGTTCTCAAAGTGTTCCCAAATGTGTTGAACAGTTCCTTCTTTCCACATTACAACACTCGAGTTGTAATTACTCAAGTAACGCATACCATGAGTTCCGCCATCATAATCTGGCCACTCTTTATTCTTCCAGTAAGTATACGCTATTGTTGGATAAATGTCAAGGTAATTCCACAGAT